GCTCCGGGGATTAAAGCTTTCGCTCCTTCACTTACTGCTCCAATAATTTTCCCATAAGGAGTAAATGTTTTTATTAACGGCATCGCAACTTGTGCGATAGGCTTAACAAAATTTCCTACTTTTGAGACGGCGCCTTTAATCCAGTCCCACACGCCACCGCGTCCTTCCAACCCACGTCCAGATTTTTCCATATCCTCTAACCACTCACAAACTTCATTATGAACGTCTTTGGGTAATTTCATCTTGGATAAATGTTTCAAGAGTTTCCTGTGACCCGGAACACCGCAACCCGACATTTCCTCATCATCACTAGAATCACTATCGCTAGATGAATAGTGGCGGTCGTCTTCTCGGGCGTATCGCATACCACCGCTAGACCCACTTCCGATAGGACGAACCGGAGCATACATAGCAGATTTATTATGTTGTCGGCGTGTATCTTCGCCTAAGGCTATTGAGTTAAACTGTCGTCCTAGCGGACCGCCATTACCTTCCATATTACGATGAGTAATTCCGCCTGAATAGTCAATAGGCGTATAATATTCCCGTTGAACCATTTTCGGGAACAAGCGGATATTCCCGCGGGCATCGCCCATACTCCCTTCTCGTAAATAATTTTGGTTACTGTAAGCGTGATAATCGGCGTATTCTTCGTCGGTCTGTTGTTGATTTCTCGCAATCATTCTATTATACGGAGTATCATACGGCATTCTTATATAATACCATTATATAAAAATAAAAATCACTAAAATCCGATTTCAAGCGGAATTGGGTTAATTAGTATCATAAGGCGGTAAATTCCCCAAATTAAATCTTTTTCGTCTAAATAATATTTTCATATTGGCTCCACATTGGGCGCCTAATTTAAATGCTATAACTTGACCAAATTTTGTTTTCCAAGCAATACTAAATGATGCTTGAAATATCGGGCTGTTTCCATTCATATCGATTAAGCGATATTCGCCAGCGGGGACATAAAGAACACTCGGCTTATATTCACTTCCTGATACTAAACCAACCTGAATATCACTCAACATATTACTAATCTGTGCGTTATTTCCTGAATTGGTATATGTTTCGTCGAATCTGCTACTGTTGGATACAGTTGGGACTGACGTAAAAGATAAAGTAATCGGAAGAAGTCCTGACGTAAATACAAGCGACGAAATTGGGTTCCACATCGGAACCGGACTATATTCACTTCCCGTTGTAATCCAATTAGAAGATGCCCCAACAACGGGAGCTATTGTGATTAAATTTTTATTCTGAAAATTAATGGGTAGAACATAATAATTAAACCACCAATAATTTCCGTTAATCGTAGCAATCGACCCACCATCAAAATTTGCTGAGGTTAAAGTATTCCCATAATAAACTGATGGAAATCCTGAGAACAAATTAAACAAAGGTTCGTTAAAAAACATCGAGTGAGTTACGGCGGGATTACTTCCTACTCCAATATAAGTCGGATTATTTGCGGGTGATGTGATGGAATATTCACTCTGTGCGAAATTTACGGTTGAACCGACGACTGAACCGACAGGCGTTAATAATGTAATTTGGTTAGTTCCGGCATCACTAACCAACAACGGCGGGGCAGTAGGTGGAGTTCCTCCCGCATATATTAAATTCCAACAATCGGAAATAGCTTTATTCACACAAGACAACCACCACTTGACGTTGTAACAGTTGTAATATCCAGTTGTAATATCTTGCGAACTGATGTAACCAGCCGTTATTTTATTAGCAGGAGGCGGAGCCGTTTGGTCTTCGGGCACCCACTGGACATAGACAGATTTAACATTTGTTAATGTCGTCCCACTAGGAACACCCATAGTCACTTTATAACACGTTTGGTTTGGGTTGTTGTTACTACCGTCAATATTTAAAGCAGGAATAAAAATAGGGAGAGAAACAGCAGGAGTATCGACTTCAAAACGAACAACAGACAAGAAATAATTAGACGGATTATCCAATATACTTTTTGTTCTAGTCTCTGTAAATTTAAGGTTCGTTTTTATAGCACTTCCAGTTGTATCATTATTTATAGTAAATAAATCTAAATATACGTGGTCGGGTGCTGAGGACATTCTTATATATTATATAACATATAATAAATAATACTAGTAATAAATTAATTTGTATCGTAAGGCGGAAGATTTAATAAATCAAATCGTTTCCGTCTAAATAAGATTTTTAAATTAGCGCCACATTGCGAACCAAGTCTAAAAGCTACAACTTGACCATATTGGGTCTTCCAGCTAATTCTAAAATCTATATTGTATAGTGGCTGACTCCCGTGTAGTTCTATAAAACGATATTCGCCCTTAGGGATATAAAGAACACTGGGTTTATATTCACTGCCCGTAGTCAGACCTACTTCAATATCCGTAATCATATCACTAATCTCTGAATTGTTGCCTGAACTCACAAACCCACTCGCATTTAAACTATTATACGGGATAGAAGCAGTTGTATAGGATAATAATCTTGGAATAAGGGTACTGGATATTTGTAGAGACATTATAGGACACCACAACGGCACAGGACTGTATTCACTAGTCGTAGTGACCCAATAAAGAGGGGCGGGAGAAACGGGGGGTGTTTGAATGATATTAAAATTACTGTAATTTATGGGCTGGATAAAGTAAGCCAAAAGATTGGGTTGGATACGAACCGTCTCATTATCAACTAGATTAACAAAGATGGATTTAGAAGCAAGTGTATTTCCGTAATAAACTGACGGGAATCCTGAGAACAAATTAAATAAAAGTTCATTAAAAAACAGCACGTATTGAACGGGTGGATTACTATTCGTTGATAAATAAATAGGAAAGCCCGACCCAGTCGCTTTATCTTCACTGACGGCGAAATTTATCGGATTTGTCCCTTGGGAAAACGGGGTTAAGAGGGTAATCAAATTGGTTCCGTCATCCACAACTAAACTCGGTGAATTATTACTAGTCGTAGCGCCTGAGACTTGCCTCCAAACACTATCTAGCGTAGCATTAACGCAAGACAACCACCACTTGACGTTGTAACAGTTGTAATATCCGGTGGTGATGTCTTGCGAAGTGATGTAAGGGATAGGAACTGGCGAATTTAATTGAAAATTTCCAGCAAAAGTATAATTAAAGAATCCATAAAGCGGAGGAGGTCTTGTAGGAGTATATAAAGGTTCATCTAAAAAAAAAAATACTTTATAATAAGGAAGACCCGTATTTAAGACTTGTGTATTAGTTAAAATTTTAAGAGGTTGAATTGCTAAGTCAGTTCCAGTATAAGTTATATAATAACCCGTTAATTGATTTTCCTGTAAATTATACCAAAAAGGATTAGTATAATCAACAACAAAACCCACAATTTTTCCATCAATAAATTCTTGATTATTAAGAACCCAAGTATTTATGGGGTTGTCATCCTGGACACTCGTTATAAATTCAGAGATAGGAAAAGTTTGTATTACGGGTCCTATTTCACTCGGAAGAGTAGAATTTTTAGGAAGTGTAGCGGTTTTATCCTCGGGATTCCATTCAACATTAGCCGTTTTCAGGTTAGTCAAAGAAGACCCCGCTATTTGAGCCATAGAGACGGTATAGGCAGTCTGATTTAGGTCGCCGTTAGTCCCATCCACATCCACCAAAGGTATAAATATTGGGAGGGATACAGCAGGAGTATCGATTTCAAACCGAACGACGGACATCTCGTAGTTAGAAGGATTATCTAAAACGGGATTGGTTCTGTTCTCATTAAATTGAAGATTGGTTTTAATTTGTGACCCTTGTTTATCATTATTTACAATTTCCAAATCTAAATAATTATTATCAGGTGCGGAAGACATTTAGTATAATATAAGGCATTATTTTAAATTTTCTAGTTTGTATCGTAAGGCGGAAGATTTAATAAATCAAATCGTTTCCTTCTAAATAAGATTTTTAAATTAGCGCCACATTGTGACCCAAGTCTAAAAGCTATAACTTGCCCGTATTGAGTCTTCCAGCTAATTCTAAAATCCGTATTGTATATCGCTTGATTGCCTTGTAAATCTATAAGCCGATATTCGCCCTTAGGGATATAAAGAACACTCGGTTTATATTCACTGCCCGTAGTCAGACCCACTTCAATATCCGTAATCATATCTGTAATTTGTGAATTGTTGCCTGAACTCACAAACCCACTCGCAGTTAAACTATTATAAGGAATATCAGCAGTGGTATAGGATAGTAATCGTGGGATAAGCGTGCTGGAAAATTGTAGAGACATTATAGGCGACCACATCGGCACAGGACTGTATTCACTGGTCGTAGTGACCCAATAAAAAGGGGCTGACCCGCCCGGCGGTATAGTTGGAATGATATTATAGTTCCCGTAGTTTATGGGCTGGATAAAGTAAGCCAAAAGATTGGGTTGAGCCTGAACCGTCGCATTATCAGCGTTATTAACAAAGATGGATTTAGGAGCAAGTGTATTTCCGTAATAAACCGAGGGGAGTCCTGAGAACAAATTAAACAAAAGTTCATTAAAAAACAGCACGTATTGAACGGGCGGGTTACTATTCGTTGATAAATAAATGGGTAAGCCCGACCCATTAACTTTATCCTCGCTGACCGCAAAATTTATCGGTGTAGGAGATTGGGAAAACGGGGTTAAGAGGGTAATCAAGTTGGTTCCGTCATCCACAACTAAACTCGGCGAATTATTACTAGTCGTAGCGCCTGAGACTTGCTTCCAAACACTATCTAGCGTAGCATTAACGCACGAGAGCCACCACTTGACGTTGTAACAGTTGTAATATCCGGTGGTGATGTCTTGTGAAGTGATGTAAGGAGTAGGAGTAAGAACACCGCCATTTTTAGGAAGTGTAGCGGTTTTATCCTCGGGACTCCATACAACATTAGCCGTTGCTAGGTTAGTCAAAGAAGACCCCGATATTTGAGCCATAGAGACGGTGTAGGCGGTTTTATTTAGGTCATTATTGACCCCATCCACATCCACCAAAGGGATAAATATAGGAAGAGTTACAGCAGGAGTATCCACTTCAAAACGAACGACGGACATCTCGTAGTTAGAGGGATTATCTAGAATAGGGTTGGTTCTGTTCTCGCTAAATTGAAGATTGGTTTTTATCTGAGAGCCTTGCCTATCATTATTTACAATTTCCAAATCTAAGTATATATGGTCGGGGGAGGAGGACATTTAGTATAATATAAGGCGTTATTTTAAATTTTAAACAAAATTTTATAAAAAGGTTTAGACAAAATAAAATAGTATAGTATATTATAAAAGATGTCGCAAGATTTTAAAAAGGTTCTCGTCAAGGACAATCGTCTTATGGTTACTGATTCCGTCAAATACGCCGTTGTGAAGGGTGGGTCTAATATGACTTGCTCCCGTTTCCCAGCTGTTGGAAGCGGTCCATTTACCTCCAACATCAACTTTAACATTGCGGTCCCGTCCCAAGAAACAGTTATTAGCCGAAATGCTCTGATTGAAGCCACAATGGTATTTAATATTACAGGTGCTACTACCCAAACAGCAACAGCACCATCTGATGCTCAAACAGGTGTAAATTATTTGTTTAACTATGGTGGTGTAGATTCTTTTGGACCGTTTCCCTTCCATCAGTGTGTGAATAGCACCCAATGGACGATTAACAACAATACCGTCTCCCAAAACACTCGTGATATTTTAGCAATAATTTGCCGTATTCACGACAAACGTTGGTTGTCTCGTTATAATGGGACTACTCCTACGATGTTTGATAGTTATTTCAATGCTCCCAATTATCAATCAGGTTATTCAACATCAGGTGGGTCTTATTTAAATAACCCCGCTTCTGCCTTTTTTGGTATGTCGTTAGATAATGACTTGCTTACTCGTGGTGCTTTTCCTGTTTCTATTTTATCTACGGGTTCATTTATATCAGGCGCAAATTATAATGCTGGTAGTGGAGCATCCCGAACGGTTTTTGTTCAAATAACTGTTACTGAACCCGTTTTACTATCCCCTTGGACATTTGCTGGTGATGACTCGCAGGGTATGTACGGAATCCAAAATCTGAATGCCGTCTATAACTTGTCGAATGTAGCAAATACAGCTGTTCGGTTTGGTGGAATTTTAGCAAATCGTTTTACTGTGGGTGCTGGTGTCGTTCTGCCTTCGGTTACTCTTTCACAGGTTTCCACTGCGACACTTCTTCTTCAATTTTTGACACCTCACCCGTCTGATTTGATGCCTTCACGCAACGTTATGCCCTATTACGAACTGCCTCGTTATATCACTCCTGCTCCCGCTATTGGTATTACGTCGTCAGTCACTATCTCGTCTCAGTCGCTTCAACTTAACCAAATTCCCGATAAGATATATATTTCAGTGGGTAAGCCGATGGGTTCTAGGCTTAATTCTGATTCGGATGCTTGGCTTGTGATTCAAGGAATTAGTATTAACTGGAACAACTCTTCGGGTCTGCTCAGTTCGGCTACTCAACAGGATTTATACCGTATGTCCGTCGAAAATGGAGTCAATCTCAACTGGTTGGAATTTTCCGGGACAGCCCAAGCAAGTCCTTTTGTAGGTGGTGCTACTGCTTTGAACGCTGGTTTAGTAACCGTCCCAACGTGTGGGTCGGTTCTCTGCTTGGAGTTCGGAAAAGATATTGAACTAAAAGACGATTATTACGCTCCGGGTTCGCTTGGAAACTTTCAGCTCCAATTCAATCTTAGAGTTTATAACCAGTCGGGTGTGGCTTTAAATCAAGGCGACTACCAAATCCTGACGATGATTCAGAACTCAGGTGTGTTCAGTTTAGAAAGGGGGGTGGCAAGTTCGTATTTAGGTATTCTTACCAAGAGTGACGTGTTGGAAGCATCCCGCACTCAGGCTCACGCATACAGCTCTGCTCTTCGTATGGTTGGTGGTGGTGAAACGCCGTCCTTCTTTTCTCGTTTGATGGGAACGGTAGGTCGTCTAGCTCCCGCTGGTTTGGAATTGCTTTCCCAAGGTATTAAAGATTTTCAGGAAAATAAAGGCAAGGGTTACTCGGGTGGTAAGCGTCACAAGGATATGGGCGCCCTCGAAGACCGCCTTCATTAAACCAACCTTTTAGAAAAAGATACATATAAATAAAATAATTTATATGTATATAGAATGGATATGGATTTATTAGCTGTATCGTCATTAATTGTAGCCATTAGTACAGCGCTAGGCTATATTATACATCAGCTTCATCTACGTAACTGTGAATGCCTGTGTATAAAAAGTGATTGTGTAAAGAAAGAAAATGAACCACCCACCCCGCCGTTTGAAACACCTATTTTTAATACACTACTAGCGCCTGTTCCGACAGAAACCCAAACCGAAAGTTCTCCGATTATAAAAAGAAAAGCCTTACTTTGTGATGATAGTAGAAATAAGATTATCCAAGGGTAATTTTCTCTCCTTAGATTTAGAAACAACTTCTTTATTGAACGAGCTGAGCGTCCCGCCATACTTTTTAAAATGAATCAGGAATGAAGTCGCCCAGCGTCCGCAAGTAGCCATATCGAAATCCTTTTTATCTTGATAATCATAATCGTTCCAATAAACGGGTTGTTTAGTTAAAAAAAACATCTTTGTTAATGTTGGGTAGGACTGACCCAATCTAGCGTTTGTTTCATCACTATTCCAAGATAGAGGAACATCAGGCTTATTTCCATACGAATCAAAATAATAAAAAGCATCAGAACTCCTAGCAAGACTAACCCAGTGACCTGAATTTTCTTCGGCTTCGTATAATATATATACAACATCGCCCACCTTTTTTAAAAACTCGTCAGCTGGAACTTCACGCGGAATCTCACTATACTTTAAAACTTTTGCGTGTGGGAAATATTCGTGTAAATCCTTATCACTCATTGATTTGTATAACAAACTATCCCCCGCAGTCCCGCCCGACATTGAACCGCCTTCTAGCTTCCTAGCCTTTGCTTGGAGTAACCGCATCTGTGCGAGAGCTTTTTGTTTGGTAGAACCCTTACTGAACTGGTGTCCTGAAACACGATTCATTACTGTAAATTTTTTATTCGGGAGTTGAATAATCACATAAGGCATTTATAATAAAGAGAGATAATTTATTATAAACGTTTCGCTTTCAAAACTTCTAAAATCCACATAACAACAAAACCTACATAAAACTCCAACATAATATATAACAAGATAAAAAATTATAGAGCGATTATACCTTCGCATACACGCCGACTTGTTCTTCCAAACTGTTGCCCATTTTATTAGCCAAGGCTTTCATCTTGTCTAGGGGAACAAGGTCACTAATCGCAATATGCCGATTCAGTGAAGTGCCTAGCTTCTTCCCAACAACTGCGCCGAGTCCGGAATAAATAACCCCCAAACGGTTACGAGTCAGCTTAGCATCAGCCGAATTATTCAAGAACGCAAAATGGGAATCCCCGTTGAATTTATCTACTGCCGATTTGTATTGGGTCAGTAGAGGGTAAAGCGACCCATTCAGAGTAATGGTCTTCTTCCCATATACCTTACTCGTCTTGTAAGTATTTAAGACGTATGTAGCCGTCTTGTTCTTCTTATCCAAAATAATATAATTGTATTCGTCGCTCAGCGACCCCTCGTCTTTCTTGGTTGGTTTGAAAACGATTTTCGTATCAGCCATTTCATTACGGGTCGGAATATCCTGATATAAACTGAATAATACGTAGTTCCGAAAATTCATCAAATCCTTCGGGGTCTTCACCTCGGCAGGTACGGCTTGCTTCAAATGCTGTTCTACCGTCTCGGCTTCTTGCTTGGTAATCCAGTTGGTCTTTTGCTTCTCAGACTTCTCACCATCAAGCAAACCATTTTTAACATCGCCAGTTAAAGTTTCAATAACCTTCCCATAATCAGCCAACGCCAAATCAATTTGTTTCTTGTTCTGCTCGTTAAGAATACAGCGAAGAAAAACAATAACAGACGCTAGTTTAGTCTTGCGGGTATTGGGCTTATCATAATGCGAAGCTAGAACACTCACAATTTCTTTATGCTTTAAAAACAAATCATTGAGAGATTTGGATTTAATAAGTTCTAGAACTTTATTAATACTGTTTGCGTAAGTCTTTATAGACATCGGTGATAAATCGCTTTTCTTATCGTGAATAATTTTTGTAATCTCTCCTTCCATCTTTTTATAATCTATACATATATTTTATTTATGTATAAATAAATTTAATTAGTTTGTTTAGCAAATTTAAAATATGTCTAAATATAAATGTTGAGAAATTACAAACAAGATAATTCTTTTGGTTTAAATGAAGAAAATTTAATCTTGCCTATTCTTGAAAAGTATTTTAAAGAAAGTATTTCTAAATCAACAAATAAATATGAGAAGTGGGATGGAGCTAGTGAAACGACCTTGTATGAAATCAAGTCCCGAACAAATAAACACAACGCCTTTAATGATACGATAATAGGAGCAAATAAAATATTAGAAACAAATAAGACTCAGATATTTATTTTTAATTTTATAGATGGAATTTATTATATTAAATATGATAAATCTCTCTTCGATACATTTCCCAATAGTCCTTTTATAAGAAACCAAAGAGAAGATATAGTAGATACTATCAAGCAGTATTATTATATTCCTATTAATAAACTTACACTCATAGAAAGGAAACAGCCCACACTAACTACATATGATTTCTTTAATCCTTTGAAAGGCAAGTGCCTGATAAAATTATAAAATTGAAATGAAATAAATAAGCTTATAATGTTATAACTGTAAGAATGAGTTTGAATGAAAATACTTTAAGATGGATAGGTGAGAAGGAAGATAAATATTTATTCTGTGTAATATATGAAGATGAAGATAATAAACATTATACTTTTATAGATACGTATGAAGATGCTATTATTTATTATAATAAAAAAAATACACAAAAGAATTATATAAAATTATATAAAATAGGAGAACGAGAATATAGTGATATGTTAAAAGGGAAATATAAGTAACTGCCTTGGGCGTCCGCCTGCCGGGCTTCCGGCGCACAGAACTCCTCTATTTATACATAAATCTTCTTTATTTACATAGAAATAGATTAAATATATGCGAAAATAAAGAAAATTTATGTATAAACACACAGAAAAGATAAATTTATATGGAAAATAAACATAAAAATCGATTTTTATGTTTATTTTCCATATAAATAGAGAAAATATATGTATATATACACAAATTTCCTCTATTTATACATAAATTTCCTCTATTTCTCTATACATATAGAAGATTTATGTATAAATAGAGGAGTTCTGTGCGCCCGGAAGCCCGGCAGGCGGACGCTGGGTAAATATATATCGAAAGCCAAATAAATTTCTCTGCGGGTTCTTAATAAAAGTGAAAAAAATTGAAATGCTTTTTCAATTTTATTCTTTACCAACTAACTAAGAACAAATAACAAAAATGAGTTCAATTATTAATGATGAAATCCGATGCTGTGAAGTTTGTAATAATAATATAAAAAAAGGCGAACCGTTGTTTGCTGGTGGTGAGTATGAAGATTATTGCCTTTGCGAGTCTTGTTGGAATCGACCGCAATGTTTGTCTTGCTGTAATGGTTGCTATTTAGTTGATGGCGTTTGCCCTTATTGTGGTGAAGACGAGGAAGACGACGAACCCGAAGACGACGAAGACGACGAAATTTTTAACAAGGACTGGGTTCCTTTTCAAACCAAATTAAATAAATTATAAGAAAAGAAAAGTTCAAATACTTTTTTATTCAATAACTGTTTTCAAAACATTACCGTCTTCATCTTTAAATTCTATCTTTCTATCCAAGCCAAATAAATCTTTAATGTATTCAAATTGAGTTGGTTGGTCTTTCATCAAGGCTTGTTTAATTTCTTCTTGTGTTTCTTTATCACATCTAAGCAGGGCTTCCGATACTAGCATGCGAATCATATAGGTCTGTTTATCTTTAAGGTCAGGATTATCACTCACACACTTTTCACAGTAAGATAAAGAACAAGTTTCATCTTCGTCTTTTTCTTTCAGCCGTAAAGCCGTCTCGGTGTCTTTCATTTGGATTAGACAAACATTACACACAAAAATCTCTTCTTCGATAATTTCTTCAATACCCATTTTATATATTATAGAAATAAATTAAATTTATATCCTAAATTTAATTCATTTATTTATTGCTAAATAAATATACATTAATCTCTCTTACTACTAAAAACCATTTGTAAATTATCAAACATAAAAGCAGGTCGCATAAACTGTTCCTGCTGGATTTGTTATTCCATTCGTATATGTATCTACTGCCCTAATACAAATACCTGTGCTAAATTGTATGTTATGAGTTTCAAATTGAACTGTTGTATTATAGACGACAGGCAGAGTTAATTTTGGAGTATCTGTGCCGTTTGCCGTTAAAGCATCATATATTTTTACATAAGCAATTGTTGAGGTATGGTCATAAGTTATTGAAATACTTTGTAGCGAACCTGCTGACGCTTTTATTTGTTGAGTTGTAGCACTTAAACCCGAGAGGGAAATAACCAACGAAGGATTTTCTGTGGTTGTTACGGTTCCGCTTGATATTACTACTGCCCCCGTATTACATGCTGTTATTTTTCCATCTATTGATGCTAGTAAAATATTTCCCGAATTATCAGTTGTTCGCAATTCTCGTAAATCACCGCTAGGTATATCACTCGGGTCAGCAATTTGAAGTCTAACTAAATTATCTGGTCCCTGTGTAGCATAACACACAATACTACTATCTTGCGTTGTACTGTCCCCTAAATAAGTTGCCGATACTTTACAAAAAACGCCTTCTGTTCCTGCTTGTGTTATAAGCGGAAGATTACTTGCTACTACACTACCAATTGCGTTTGTTCCTGTGGGTAAAGCTCCCGTAATAGATGATACTTCTACGGTTCCACTAACAGTAGTATCGTTATTATATTCTACGTCATAACAAGTTCCTGCTCCCCCTAAATTTGGACCAATTTGGAGACATTTAAACAACCTACCAATAG